GCAGAAGAAAAGTTAAAAATTGTAAGTGACTTATTGAAAATACAGGACATGACAAAACAATGAAAGTAAAAGCTCCCGCAGGATACCACTGGATGAAACAAAAAAATGGTGGCTATAAACTTATGAAACATACTGGTAAGTTTAAAGCACATAAAGGAGCTACATTAAGTGCAAGCTTTGATGTACAAAAAGTTCATAAGGGGAAATAAATGGCTAGTAAATCTAAAAGAAATAGACAGCGTAGAAAAAGAAAAGAAGCATTACTAGCTGCTCCTGATGTTGCTATAACTGTAGCAGTAAAAGAAAAGAAAATGGGTGGTGGTATAATGGTTCCTCCTGAAAGAGAAGCATATGCCGCAGGAGCCTTAGTTCAACTACTTAAAAAAATATTAAAACCTTTAAGTTCTGATCAAAGAGCCACTAGACCTATGACTAGAAAACAAGCTGCTTATGCACAAGACATGACAGGAGCAGTAGTAGTTGCAGGAGGACTTGGCTATGCTGCTAATTCAGATCAAGGTCAAACAATTATTGAAGCTGCTGATGCAGGTGAAATAGATGTAGAAATAAAAAATCCAGATGAACGAATTAATCCCGATGATTTTCCTACTTATGAAAAAGGTACTGATTCTGCTGTTGCCTTTCAAGATGCTTTTAGACAAGCAAGAGAAGCAAGAGCAGATACTTTTGAATTTGAAGGTAGAACTTATACTGCTGACCTTCCTGTAAATAGAGAAGAAATGGCAGAGGGTGGTAAGTTTCCAGACTTAACAGGCGATGGAAAAGTAACACAGGCTGATATTCTTAAAGGCCGTGATGTATTTCAAGAAGGCGGTAAAGCTGAAGAAAGCCCATTACAATTATTCGATCAAATGGGAAAACAAGGAGATAATATTAATTGGGATAGATGGACAACACTAACTAGTGAAGACCCCACAGGCCCGATTGATCCTGCTAGTAAAAAAGGTTTACAACTTATACAAAAGTTAGATAGACAAAGAAGAGAATATGGTGATAGGACTTTTACAGAAGCTTTTACTGATGCTATGTTTAAAAAATATCCTAGAGGAACTAAACCATTGTTGGCTTTTTTAGGAGATGTTAAAGCTAGAAGAAGATTTACAAAAGAAAATCCTAATCTTGTAGAAACTATAAATTCTTTAAAAGAACAAAGAGAAAAAATATTAGAATCGAAAGAAAGAACAAATAAACAAGCAGGAGGCTCTATGATGGTTGCTCCAGAAATGGAAGCTACAGATACCCCTGTAGACACATACCCTAATATACCACCAGAAGAAATGGCAGCAGCAGAAGCTTCACAACTTCCAGATCAACAAATGGAAGATGAGTTTATTGATTATGTATTAAACGAAGCTTTACAGCCTGAAGAACAAACATATTTAATGAACGCTTTAGAAGGCGATCCTCAACTGAGTATGATATTTGACAAAGTTGTAGGAACGGCTTCTGAGTTTACTGGCTCTGGAGAAGTTGAAGGGCCGGGAACAGGAGTCTCAGATTCAATACCCGCCAGATTATCTGATGGTGAATTTGTGATGACTAGAAAAGCTACTGATCAAATAGGTGCAGACAGACTTCAAACAATGATGGACGAAGCTGAACGTGCTTATGATGGTGGCTTAATGAGGAAGGACGAGGATACTGATATAGAAGATAACATGAACAAAGTAATGATGTCTTCTAATCAAATGCCTAGTCTTAACATTAGACAACGATAACGGCTACCTTGAAGTAAAAGCACCATTTTGAATTGTCCGTACAAATAATTCATTGTAATGGCTACCTTTTAAAACTTACAAGCCCCGTGGAGGAAGTATTATGGCTGAAACACAAACTAATCCTGTGGAGGAAAAAGCACCTAATCCTTATAATGCAAAGAAAGATTGGCACACTCCTGATAAACCATCAATGGGTGATGCTGATGGATTATTCTATTCACGACCTAAAGAAGAACAGGCTACGCCTTCTGAGGAATCAGAAACGCCCCCTGCTAAAAATTCTAAGGACGTAAATTATAAGAAAAGGTATGATGATCTAAAGAAACATTACGACAATAGAATTGCTGAGTTCAAACAAAAGGAACAAGAGCTTCTTGCGGAGGCTGCTGACAAAGCACCTGAGTATAAAGCTCCAAAAACTTTAGAAGAACTAGAGCAGTTTAAAGCAAAAAATCCAGACTTGTATGAAACAGTAGAAACTGTAGCTCATTTACAAAGTGAAAATCAAACCGAAGAAATGCGGCAGCAACTCACAGCTTTGCAAGAACGAGAAGCTGACATTATGAAACGAGAGGCTGAAACAGTTCTTAGGGAACGTCATCCAGATTTTGAAGATATACGGGGTGACGATGCTTTTCATGAATGGGCTAAAGAACAACCTGAAGATATACAGAAATGGGTTTATGCTAATAACAGTGATGCTACTTTAGCTAGTCGTGCTATAGACCTTTACAAAATGGAAAAGGGAATAAATCAGCCACCACAAAAGAGGCAGTCCAAGCAACAGGAGAAAAGGTCTGCTGCCGATATGGTGTCTACAAAAACTACAGCGGTGGATGCGAAAGCTCCTAAAGTTTGGACAGAAAGAGAAATTGCTAATATGTCTATTGACCAGTTTGATAAACATGAAGATGAAATCAAACAAGCATTGGCAGAAGGCAGAATAGCAAAATAAGTTTTTGAGGAGATATTACAATGGCTTATAATCAATCTGACCAATATTTTGAACCGTCTACGGATACTAACGCAAACTTTGGTAATTCCGTATCGGGTCAAACAAACTCGTATTTCTTACCTGCAATTTATTCTAAAACTGTTTTAAACTTTTTTAGAAAATCATCTGTAGTAGAAGCAATTACTAATACAGATTATGCAGGAGAGATTGCGGCATATGGTGATTCTGTAAGAATTATCAAAGAACCTGAAATTACTGTGTATCAGTATGAAAGGGGACAAGACGTAACTGCGACTAAGTTGACAGACCAAGAAATTAACTTGGTTGTTGATACAGCAAACGCATTTAAGTTTATCGTTGACGATATTGAAACTAATATGTCACACGTTAACTTTCGTGACGTTGCTGCATCTTCAGCAGCTTATTCAATCAAAGATGCGTTTGATGAAGGTGTTCTTGCTACTATGTTTAGTGGTGTATCAGCTTCTAGCCCTAATCACATTTTAGGTTCTGACAACGCAACTGATCTAGCAGCAGGTACTTTTGATGGTACTGGTAATCTAGACATAGGCTTTGGTTCATCTGAACATGATCCTATTGATGTGCTTTCACACATGGCACGTTTATTGGATGAGCAGAATGTACCAGAAGAAGGACGATGGTTTGCAGCAAATCCAGAGTTCTATGAAGTACTTGTTCAAAGTTCTTCTAAGCTTCTGTCTGTTGATTACAATGCAGGTCAAGGTTCAATCCGTAACGGACTAGTATCAACTGGTAAGTTGCGTGGATTTGATATGTACAAGACTAACAATATTGCTTCTACCTCTAACGCAGCAGGTAAGTGTATTGGAGGTCATATGTCATCTACGGCAACTGCTCAGACTATTACTAGTACTGAAGTAATTCGTGATCCTGATAGCTTTGGTGATATAGTACGAGGTCTTCATGTTTATGGAGCTAAAGTGCTACGTCCAGAAGCATTGGTTTCTGCGTTCTACGGCATTGACTAAATATTACGGGGGGCTGAAATATGCCCCCTTTAATTTTATTGGAGGTAATTATTATGTGGACTAAACCTACTTATGAAAATGTTAGACTTGGTTTTGAAATCACAATGTATTATAGCAATAGGTAAGGAAATATAGTATGCCACAAATAGGAAGTGAAAAAAATCCAGTGCGGTTTAATGTAAATGATAAAGTTAAAATTCGTGCTGCTTATATGAAAGGTGAGGACAAAAAGAAGTATGATCAAAATTATGATCGTATTTTTAAAAATCATAAAAAGCTTGTGGAATAATTATGGCTACTACATTTTTACAATTAACAAATGAACTATTAAGGGAGTTAAATGAAGTAGTATTAACTTCCTCAACTTTTTCTAGTGCTGTAGGTATACAAGCACACGCAAAAGATTGTATTAATAGATCATACTTAGATATAGTTAATGAAGAACCTCAGTGGCCTTTTCTAGCTACAGGCGAAAGCGGTGCTACCGATCCTATGTATGGTAATGTATCAGTAGATACTGTAGCAGGTACAAGATGGTATGAGTTAAAAGCAGCTAGTTCATCTATAATAAATGACTATGGCTCTATAGATTGGGATAACTTTTATTTAACTACAGTAAGTGTAAGTGGTGAATCAGCTCCTTACGTTTCTAAAAATTTAAGATTTGTAACTATAGAAAAATGGAAAGACTTTAGAAGGGCTAGAGAAAATGCTGATGATGCTGATCAAGCAGTAGGAGGAGAACCTAATCTTGTTATTAGAAGTCCAGATTCTAGAAAGTTTGGATTAAGTCCTATACCAGATAAAGTTTATAAGGTTTGGTTTTTTGCTTACGATCTTCCTACAGAACTATCTGCACATAGTGATGCAGTAGTTTTTCCTGATATATACAAAACAGTAATATTATCTAAAGCTAGATATTATACACATCAATTTAAAGACAACCCTCAAATGGCTGCTTTTGCCTTAGAAGATTATAAAAAAGGATTGAAAAGCATGAGGGAAAACTTAATAGGGACAGTTCCAACATTCATGTCTGATGACAGAGTTAGGTTTGATTAACTATGCAAGCATTTGGTTTATCATGTCAAGGCGGTCTAAACACTAATCTAAACCAGTTTCAGATGTTACAGCAACCGGGATTTGCTACAGAGTTACAAAACTTTGAAGTTGACCCCGATGGCGGTTACAGAAGAATAAACGGCTATACACTTTATGGTGGAAGTAGTGCAGCAAGACCTAATAGTTCTAATGCAATATTAGGACTTTTTGTTTATGGCGATGGTGTTATTGCAGCATCAGGTACTAATCTTTATTTTAGTTTAGATGGCACAAGTTGGTTGCAAATAAATCGTTCTAGTGTAAGTGGGTCAGGAGATAATTACTCTACATTTACAGGAAGAAGTACAGCATCTAGAACAAATCAATCATATGCAAACTTTGCATTGTTTGAAGGAAACACTACTTATGGTGAAGTAGTAATAACTGATGTAGGTTCTGGTGCAAAACCTGCTTTATTTAAAATGACAGGTACAGGTGGTATATCAGATAGAACTTTCTTTTATGAAGAAATTACAGTAAGCGGTACACATTATCCAAAACAATGTACTATACATGATAAACACTTAGTAGTTGCAGGAGCAGCCACAGCACCTAATACTATATTTTATAGTGGCACAAGTGATATAAATGATTTTACTTCAACGGGTTCTGGTAGTATTGCACTAGATGATCAAGTAGTAGGATTAAGTAGTTTCCGTGGTGATTTAATTATATTTTGTAAAAATAGTATTTATAAACTATCTAATATAAACGATTCTAACTCTATAGCTATAACACCTATTACACAAAACGTAGGTTGTTTAGATGGTAGAAGTATTCAAGAGATTGGTGGTGATCTTATCTTTTTAAGTCCTGATGGCTTTCGTTTAGTTGCAGGTACAGCGCGTATTGGTGACGTAGAGTTAAGTTCAGTATCAAGACAAATACAATCTATTGTAGCTTCTTTAGCTGCTAATATAGGTTCTTTAGTTATATCTAGTGCAGTATTAAGAAGTAAATCTCAATATAGATTATTTTATAGTGCAGGTTCAGCTTCTACTACTACAGCAAAAGGTATTATAGGAACAATAACACCACAAGGTTTTGAGTGGTCTGAAACAATAGGAATACAAGCTCATGCTTTTACATCAGGTTTTGATGCTGATAGTGTAGAACAAATATATCACGGAGATAAAGATGGCTATGTATATAATCATAATACAGGCAATGCTTTTAATCCCGGTGGAACAGAGACAAATATAGATGCAAGATATAAAACACCTAATTTAGATTTTGGAGATGCAGGAACATTAAAAACATTACACTATACAAAAATATCTTTTACGCCTGAAGGAACAGTGCAGCCTACATTAAAGATAACATATGATTTTGATGATACTAATAGACCGCAGCCTTTAAATTATACTTTAGATTCAATACCAACTCCGGCAGTATTTGGAGATTCAACATTAGGAACAGCAGTATTTGGAGCTTCTCAAGACCCTATGGCAAGACAGGCAGTACAAGGAAGTGGACACAACATAGCCTTTAAAATATTTAGTCAAGATACTAATGCACCTTATTCAATAAATGGTTTCTATGTAGACTATAGACCTTCCGGTAGGAGATAATAATGGGTACAAGTTATGTAAGACAGAGTTCAATGGCAGATGGAGATACTATAACTGCCGCTTTATTTAATGATGAATTTAATAGACTATTAACTGCTTTTTCATATGCTTCTAGTAGTACTACTGGACATCAACATGATGGTACTGCCGGGGAAGGCGGTAATGTACCTACTATTGGTGATCAAGATTTTTTAAATAAACTTGCAGTAGACAGTACAAATAATCGTTGGGGATTTTTTGTTGAAGTATCAAGTGCAGCAGTAGAACAGATTCGTATTCAAGATGGAGCTATTGTACCTGTTACAGATAATGATATTGATTTAGGAACAAGCTCATTAGAATTTAAAGATGCTTACTTTGATGGGACAGTTACTACAGATGCTTTAGTAGCAGATACAGCCGATATAAATGGCGGTACAGTGGACGGAGCTACTATTGGTGCTAATTCAGCAAGTACAGTTGTAGGTACAACTATTACAGCTAATACTGCTTTTGTACCTGATGCTTCTGATGGTGCTGCTTTAGGTACTAGTTCATTAGAATTTAGTGATCTTTATTTAGCTGATGGTGCTGTTGTATATTTTGGAGATGATCAAGATGTATCGTTAACTCATGTAGCTGATACAGGACTTCTTCTTTCTAGCACTGATCAATTACAGTTTGGTGATTCTGGTACTTATATACATCAATCAGCAGACGGAGTTTTAGATTTAGTTGCTGATACTGAAATAGAAATAAATGCTACTACTGTTGATATAAATGGTGCAGTAGATGTATCAGGTAATTTAGAAGTAGGAGGAAATCTTACAGTTACAGGAACTACTACTTTAAATGGGGGTACATTAACTCTTGGTGATGCTGCAACTGATAATGTTGTTTTTGGAGCAGATGTAAACAGTAGTATTATTCCAAACACAGATAGTGCTTATGATTTAGGTTCTTCTAGTCAAGAGTGGCGAGACTTATATATTGATGGTACAGCTTATTTAGATGCTATAAATTTTAATGGAACAGCTATTAGTTCAACAGCAGCAGAATTAAATATACTAGATGGTGTTACTGCTACTACTGCTGAATTAAATATAATGGATGGAGTTACTTCTACTACAGCAGAGTTAAATACTCTTGATGGTGTTACCGCAGTTGTAGGAGAATTAAATTATTTAGATTTAGGCAGCACCGCAGTAGGAACGGCTGTAGCTTCTAAAGCAGTTGTATTAGATTCTAATAAAGATTATACAGGTATAAGAAATCTTACTATATCAGGCGATCTTACTATTAGTGGTGATGATCTTACAATGGGAACGAATACCGCAGGTCATATTTTAGTTGCTGATGGTACTAATTTTAATCCTGTTGCTGTTGGAGACTTATCAGAAATATCTACTATAGCTAGTGACGATGTTCTTCTTGCAGTAGACACTTCTGGGGGCGGTTTAAAAAAGGTTACTCGCAGCACTGTAGTTAGTGGACTTGCAAGTTCTTCTGCTATTTCAAATGTTTCAGAAGATTCTTCACCACAACTAGGCGGTAACTTAGATTTAAATGGTAACGATCTTGTTACAACTTCTAATGCTACTCTTGATTTAGCACCAAATGGTACAGGTACAGTTGTAGTTAGAGGAAATACTAACTCAGGTGCAGTAGTATTTAATTGTGAAAATAATAGTCATGGTCAAAAAGTTTATGGACAGCCTCATTCAGCAGGTGTTACTAATAATTTAATGCTACCCGCAGGTGCTAATTCAACATTAGTATCTCTTGTATCTACAGATACTCTTACTAATAAAACACTAACATCTCCTAAGATTAATGAAGATGTAGTAGTGTCTGCAACAGCTACCGAAATTAATCTTCTTGATGGCGTAACAGCTACTACAGCAGAACTTAATATTTTAGATGGCGTAACGTCTACTGCTGCTGAACTTAATTATAATGATACAGGTCAATCTGTAGGTACAGTAGTAGCAAGTAAAGTAGTAACAGTAGATGCTAATAAAGATGTAGCAAGTTTTAGAAATATAACTCTAACAGGAGAACTAGATGCAGGATCATTAGATATATCAGGTGATGCTGATATTGATGGCACACTAGAAACTGATGCTTTATCTCTTAATGGTACTGCCGTAACATCTACAGCAGCGGAACTTAATATCTTAGATGGGGTTACAAGCACTACAGCAGAACTTAATATCTTAGATGGAGTAACAAGTACTGCGGCAGAACTTAATATCTTAGATGGAGTCACAAGTACTGCTTCTGAATTAAATATTCTTGATGGTGTAACAGCTACAGCAACAGAAATTAATTTACTTGATGCAGTTTCTAGAGGCTCTTTAATTTATGGAAATTCTAGTGGAGCATCTGCACTTCTTACTAAAGGTGGTGCTAGTACAGTTTTAACATCTGATGGTACTGATATTGCTTGGGCTGCACCCGCAGCAAGTGGAGTAACTTATGTTACTAAAACTGCAAATTATACAACTCAAGATTTAGAAGGTGTTCTTGCTAATACTAGTGGTGGAGCATTTACAGTTACTTTACCTGCTTCACCATCAGCCGGAGCGCAAGTTATTGTTGCTGATTCTGGTGATGCTTTTGGTACTAATAATTTAACTGTTGCTCGTAACGGATCAACTATTGATGGTAGTGCTGCTAATCTTGTATTAGATATAACTGGAGTTAGTGTTCAACTTGTTTATAATGGAAGTACTTGGAGAGTTTATGCACAAGTTGGTGGTAAAGGCGGTACTGCTGTAAATACAACAGCAACACAAACTCTTACAAACAAAACACTTACAAGTGCTGTATTAAATACAGGCGTTAGCGGTA